GTATTAGTGCTGTGCCAACACGCCCATCATTAAAACTTTGTGTTCCGTCTTCCAACCCTGTTGGCAAATAACTACTAGGAATACGCAGTCCACGGAACAGTTTGTTTGTAAAGAAACGCAAGTCTGTAATTTCGCCTAGGTTCTGTCCTCCAGGGAAAACATCAACGCTTGATCCACGTTGATCTGCTGTTACGGGGAAGAAGTAATCTTCCATCATTGCTAATGGATTATACGTAGCATCCATCATGTTAGCGCCGCCACCAGTTTGTGACGGGATACGACGCTGGTGTATTTCGTTTTTAATACGTTCTACATAAGCCATTGCCATGTGAGATGGCATGTTACCTACGTCAATTTTGAATACTCTACGCTCTGGTGCTCGCTGTATTCTGTATATAATAATAGCGTCTTCAAGCAGTTCTTTTTGCTTGTAAACTTTAAAAACGTTTTCTAATACACTGTTTCCGAATGGCCAAAAAGCGTCCAATCCCTCTGTCAAACTCATGTGTATTACGTGTTGTGCATCAATAGCAGTTTCATTTTGCGCATGGCTAAATCTGCTACCACCTGAATATGGAGTGTTTGGCTGTGTGTAAGCACCGCCACCACCTCCGCCAATTTGTGGATGATTAATGTAAGTGTCTGTTGCGGCTACTGATGTAACTGTGAGATTTTGAAAGTTAGGATTAATATCTTTAATTAGGTACTGTTCAGGTTTTTTACCGTCTGCTTCGTTAACAATAACCTTTGTAACTTTACTCATTTCTACCCAAAATAACTTGAAGTTCTCTGGGTCACGCACAAATACTTGATCTCCATACTTGATAGTATTTCGTATGATCTTAAACGTGCGTTTGTTTAATTCATTAAGTGATACCCACTGTTGTAACTGTTCTTTGATTATGTTTACTTCGTTGTCTGTAGGACTATCTTTAAAGTGTATGTCAAAATTTGTGCCGTTTGATTCGTTAGTTTGTGTCATAAACTCGGCAAGGATATCCAGTGCGGCATTGATCTCTGAATCCATGTCCATCTGCTCGTACTGATTATAACGTTCAGTACGATTTGGGTGACCAATGTATACGTCAGGCAAGTTGCTCTCAAAGTTGCGATAGTCAGGGTTTGCACCACTGCTACGGCCACTGCCTATAGGACTTACGTTGCTAGGTATGTTGCTACTTTTAAAATATTTTCGCCAGGTCATTTAGTGATTCCGAAGTTGTGTTATATTTATCGCATCACTGGCCGAAGGCATTATATCTAAACGATGAATCTGCTTGGTTTTGATTTGCGCGAGCAGTAGTTTGGGCAACACTAGTGTTGTTGTCTACTGCTTGTATTAGTTGCCCCAAGAGTCCTTTAACTTCTTTAAGTTCTGCTAAACTTTCTTTGTCTGCGTTTGATCCTGGCGCGGCAGCAATTACTTGAGCCGTTACATTTTTAGTTTCCGCTACTTGTTGTTTCATAACAGCAAGTACATCACCGCCATTTAGCCCAGCAATTGCAACATTACTGCCACCGGATAATTCAGCTCCTTGAGACGGAAACTCACCGGTACCTTGGCCACCTCTAAGGTTATTTCTATCAGGGTCGACGGGATTGTATCGGTAAGGATTATCTGTAGTTGTATTATTTTTCCCTCCGAAAGAGTCAATAACAGTGTCAACAATACCCTTCCCTGACAGGATTGCGTTCAATGTACTCGTAGGCAAATTTGCAATTCCTTCAACAAAGACTCTTACTCCGTTGTTAACTCTTTCTAAAAAGCTAGAGTATGTTGTTAATACATTGCCTGTAGTGAGCCTTTCAATTCCGGCGCCAATCTCTAACATAGTCTCGGCGGACTTATTCAAACTTTGAGTAAGTTTATCTGGTGCGTTAGACGCTACCTCTATAGCAAGTCTAGTAGCTTCTACAGCTTTTCCATCTATTGTAAAATTATTAATACTATTAAGGAGACTAATGGTGTCTCTTACAATCGAGCCGCCTGCGCCAAACGCACCGGCAGTAATTATTTCTCGGAAAGCGCCCTGATTTTGCTTAACGATTTCACCTATATCACCCATGTCTGTTGCTGTGGCCAGGGCTGCCTCCTCGGCAGTCATTGACCCGTCAACAATATTACTGTAAATTCTACGTATGGCTCGATCAAATTCCGGAATAGTATTAGTTAGTTGTATTAAAGCAGGGTCAATGTAATTGCCGCCTTGGCTAGCAATTAACTGTTCTATTGCGTTTTGAACTTCAGGCATTTGTGTTAATGCCGTTGACACTCCGCCAAATATCTTCCTTTGTTCCCCATCAAGATTAGCTAAAGCTACCGCAGACAGCTGTTTGTCTCTTGCTTCTTTGGCTAATTCTGACGCATTTACTCCAGTAAGATTGGCTATAAGTCTTAGATTTTTTGCATAGTCTAATGTATCTTTGGCAACTGTTTGGTCTATACCCCTGCGTGTATACTCCCTAAATTGCTCCGAAGTCATTGACGCACGTTGGATAGCCAAGAAGTCTGCTGACAATGCTATCTGATCTTCAATTTCGTATCCCAATCTTCTAAGAGATTCTCTATATGTACTTTGTGTTTGCGTAACTGCTACGAGGTTTCCTTGATCATCAAGTTGTCTTACTACAATATCATGCGTTGATTTTGCCAACTGCTCCATAACTCTTGCAACTGACATAGTCGCTGATTCTGTACCTATACCTAGATTTCTAACACTGTCAATCGACGATCTAATACCTAGTGTAAACTGTTGCAGTAATATTCCAGCACTGCCGGTTGCGGCTCTGATGGTACTCATACCATCAGCAAACGTAGTCCCCATACGATTAAATTCTCGGAAACTGTCTAACGTAATTTGTAATTGTTTGCCAAGAAACTCATTTACATACTTGGCGGCCGAAGCTATGCCATCAATAGCTCCAGATAAAAATTTAGTAATGCTGAAGCCTTTTTCTATCGATAGTAGTTTACTACCAAAGCTGGTGAAAGAACCCAATAGGCCGCTTAGTGCGCCCGCAAACAAATCAATTAAAGTATTAACTGTTTTAACTGAACTGCCTACCGGGTCAGTAGCCAAACTTTCATAATTTGAGACAAATCGATCAGTAAGTGCGGCTGCCGCATGACTTAGATCTATTAGATACTGGCGAAATCTGTAAGTCCGTTCATTTACGCCAGCAAGACCACTTGATACGTCATCTGCAAATCTGCTAATATCTGTTCCTGCTCGCCTTGTATTAGATCCAATCGAGGTCATATGCGCATTAGTTGCTTGCGCTGATCGTTCTTGGAGTGCCTGTTGGTACGCTATAGTAGACTCGTTGGACCGTATAATCGTGTTAGCGCCTTGTGTGGCGGCTAAAAGTGCTCGTAACGTTGATTCAGTAGCCGCATCAGAAGCACTGACAGTGCCGATTCCAGGAATATTAATATTAACAGCCATATGTTTTCACTTATAAATAATTGTATCTAGTAATACTATTTATAGGATTCAAAACCATGGTAAATGAACCAAATAACCCGTTAGCAAAACACTTTAGACAACCTGCAATTTATTTAGAACTCCCTAGCAAAGGCAAGCATTGGCCTGCAGGATCTATAGATCTTCCTGAGTCAGGACAGATTCCAGTATACCCGATGACAGTCAAGGATGAGATCACAATCAAAACTCCGGACGCACTGCTTAACGGAGAAGGCACTGTTAATGTAATTACCAGCTGTTTACCCAACATTAAAAATGCATGGAAGATTCCTGCATGTGACCTTGACGCTATTCTTGTAGCATTAAGAATAGCCAGTTACGGTGATGAACTTACTATCACATCACAATGCAAGCATTGCAACGAAACTAACGAACACGCTATAGACTTGCGAGTGTTAATGGATACCATGACAGAACCTGTGTTTGACAGCATAGCGTCAGACGATCTAATCATACAATTTAAACCTCAACTATTCGAAACTGTTAACAACAGTAACCTAGCAAACTTCAAGACACAGAGTTTACTGCAAACAATCATGGCAAGTGACCTAAGTGACGAAGAAAAAACCAAAAGATTCAATGAGTTACTACCACAAGTAACGGATCTGAATGTAAGTGTTATAGTAGATAGCATTGAGAGTATCACGATCGACGAAACTAATGTTACCAACAAAAAGCACATACTGGACTTCTTAAACAACTGTGATAGGAAAGTTTACGAAACAATCAAGACCCATGTAGAACACTTGGCAACGCAAAACAAAATTAAACCGTTTGATGTTGGTTGCCCTGAATGCGAGAAGCAGTACGAAGCTTCAATGAGTTTTGAGTTCAGTAATTTTTTCGGCTAAGGCTTTTGGCCATGTCTGAATCAGACATGCTTGATTACTTTGACACATTAGATAAACAGTCAAAAGCCTTAAAAGAAGAAATCCTTAAATTGTGTTGGTATATGCGGGGTAGTCTTTCCTATGATGAAGGTATGTCTTTGTCACAAGAAGATAGATCACTTATGTCCAAACTAATCAAAGATAATCTAGAAACAACTAAAAAGTCAGGAATGCCATTCTTTTAAGACTAACTTCGTTAGTCTGTTGATTTCGTTATCACTCATCAACTTGTTTTTTAATGATATGTTTTTAGACGTTTCATCTAGATCACATGGTCACTCTTTGCCCAGGGCGGGCAAAAAAGTAAACTGCTTCATCTGAGTATAACAGTCACTTAGCATTAGAGCATTACAGAGGCGGTTGTCCGGTACCTCGAGCTCCGTCTTTATAACAACGGCGATTTATATAACATACGCTAACATATTACATAAACGTGTAGTATCGCTACTACGTCTTTTTAGCTTTATTGAATCCTGTTCAAACAATCAAACTCTAGCATTGAGAGTCTTCATCCATATGGGTAGTGATTGAGTGCTTGCTGTAGCGGCAAGTCTTACGTCCCTGCACACGTTACTGTCAGGTTTGGTACACACGAGATTAGCCTGTGTTAGCTGTTACTACTTAATTTGTTTATAATGTGGGAGCCATGGACACGGACTTGTATATGTCCGTTATAGTATTGTGGTGTTTCTAAGACTTTGTGTCTGAATTGTTCTCGTGCCTCGATATAACTGCATTCTGCCTTGCTTTTACAATAGTAGAGTATTTCTCTTTGAAAGTTTTCTGTGCCTAGTTGTTCTATGTCTTTGTTGAGTTCGTCGTTTGAGCCATAATATTCACGCCAGTTACTTTCTTTTGTTCCACGGCGTTTGTTCTTCCTGCCTTTAAGTGGGGGCTTGGTGGTTTTAAACCGTGCAAGCTTCTTCCCGATGTATTTACGGTTATTTGTTAAATTCGTTATCAAATAAACGAATCCAACACAATCTTCTGGTAGTACTTCTATTTCTTTAGATTCAAATAACCATGACATTACATATAATTATCAAGACCAATTGATCTTAAGATATTTCTACATCGTTGTTATATGTAGTGAACCCATTTTCTTTCACTACACTTAATACATTGTTAACACGCCCTGCTAGTTCATCCTTGTGTGATACTAGCCAAACACTACGGTTACCTTCACGTGCCATCTTTTTAAGTATTGCTAAACTGTTTTCAACACCACTAGCATCCATGCCAGTGTCAATCACTTCGTCAATAAACATCAAATTAATCTGTTGATACAAACTTTCCCACACGTCACGGAACGCCCAACTCATACTAAGTATCAGTCTGTTGCGTTCACCCCTGCTCAAGTTGTCAAAGTCTAGTTCTCTACCTAGTTCTTCAATACTTACTGTAAGATCGTTATTAAACTGTACAGTATGCGGAAGTCCAATCCTATCCAAGTACTGTATTAGTCTTGTGTTTAGATAACTCAAATTTTGATCTATAATGCGTTTACGTATAAAACTATCCTTGTTTGTTAATAGTTTCAATAAAAAGTCTTGATGTTCTTTTATGTTAGTAAGTGAGTTTATCTTGTCGTAATCAACTTCTTGTACCGCCTGTGTTTCCATTTCAGTAATCTGTTCTTCATACGGATCAGATTCTGCTAATTTTGTTTCAAGCTGGTTAGTTAAGTTTTCGATTGTGTTTTTGTGATTGATCGCGTCTTCTTTTGAGTCGTAGAACACATTGGGTATTGGCCCTGGATCTCCCAGTTTCTCGAGTTGATCAACTTGAGCTTGTACTTTTTCTTTACTTTCATTGAGTTGCTGTTCCGTTTCTTCTAGTGTTGCCTTCTTCTTCTCTAGTACTTCTAAGTGTTTTTCATCATGTATTTCTTGACCACATGCATAGCACTCATGCTTTTCTAACTTTGCTACTTCCGAAGTTAAACTTGTGATGTGCTTCTCTAAACGTGTGCATTCCTGGTTACCTGACACTTTCCAGCGATTTACTTCGCTTACTTCTTTAGATATTACACTGTGCTTATCTAATGCGTCGTGTGCATTTAACTCTGCTTCGATATCTATACCGTCTAAGTTTTCTAGTGCCCCTGCCAACTTATCAACTTCTTCTTGTTTTTTGTTTTGCCACAAGGTTTGTCTGCGTTTTGTAGCTTCGATCTGCCCTTGCACACGCTCATTAGCGTCCTGTACTGCTTTGATACGATACTCTTCTTCTGTAATATCGCCCTTGGTTTGCTTGTTTTGTTCCTTGAGCACATCTGCTTTTTCGCTGAGCATAGTAATGCCTAGTAACTGCTCAATAATTGTACGTTGATCATTTGCACGTAAACTCAAAAACGGCTCTGTGTATGTGTTTAGTGCCACAATATGTTTAAACATGTCGTGGCTCATATTTAACATGCGTTCTATCTCTGCTTGTGTCTCTCTTGAATCACCCTGTGACTCATCTGTAATTTCTTGTTTTTGCCCGCCTACGTAAAATGCCACAGTGT